AAGAATGCCTCTTTATCAATTATCTTGCTGTTGTCAAACATTATAATTCCCTTTAAATGAAATTCATTGAATTAAAATGGCTGTAGACATAAGGCTGTTAACAAATTTCAATTAGCAAATAGGGCGCTTTAGCGCCCTATCGTTTTCTAAAAATGCGGTGTTCGACCATCACGCCGATGATTTCGATGTGCTGCCGGTCGGAGTACATGGGCGGGTAATCGTCATTAAGCGGGACCAGTTCAAACACCTCTTGCCCGTTCTCATCGATGCCGCGGGGACGATACGCTGTGAAGTTGCCGTCATTGCTACTCATCATCGACTGCTCTCAGGTCAACCGTGATCTGCCGAACCGGCCCATTGCTTAACTCTTTGGCCAAGGCTGTCGCGTTCTTGGCGCTAAGATTGTTGATTTCAATCTGCTTGCCTTCGACGATAGCTTTGACACTGCAACGGTTAAAACGACTGACAAGCGCAACGAGCACCGCGCATATTGCTTTTACCTGCTCAGGGTTTTGTGCAATCCAGTCAAACACCTCGATAAAATACTGAGCACCGTCGCTGTAGGTTGCGATCGCGCCACCGTTTTCAACCCCATGCTCTTCCAGCAACGCGGTTAGCGGTGTCGCATCATGACCCTGTATGTTCAGATACAGGCTGCCAGCTTCTCGGTAACGAATTTTGCTCATTTAACGTCCCGCCTATTAGGAGATGTCCGCCATGTTCACCGTTATCTGCCACTCTTATCGGTTGGCGCATTTTGAGTCTTCCGATCGTTTCGATGCCGTGGTGCTGACCCACACCCCGACCGGGTTGCGCCAGCGGTTAAGACAATTTTTGAACATGATGTTTTTTGCACTAGCAACCCTCTATACCCGTCACGCAGACTTGGAGGTCAACGGCAAATTGTATCCGCTCGCCCTGTCTGGTCAGCGCTGGTATACCTTCGACCAGCTCCAACACTTCGCCCTGCAATGCTTGTTGCTCGACCGGGCGCGGTTACTGATCCTGTCACAGGCCGCCACCTGACCCTCACCCGCCCCGTTTCAAAATCCGGCGGTGTTCTACCACCACGCCGATGATGGCGATGTGGGTTTGGTCGGTGCTCAGGGTTTCATGGTCGTCATTGAGGGGCACCAGCTCGAAGCGAGGGCGGCCGTCGTCGTATTCACCACGGGAGCGATATTTTTTGAAGGTGGCCTCTTCGCTGCCGTTCTTGGCGATCACAAAGTCACCCGCCTTGGGAGCCTCGTCAGGGTCAACGATCAACAAGTCACCCTCTTTGAAGTCCGGCTCCATGGAGTTGCCGCGCACCCACAGACCAAACGCGCAACTGCCGACACTGACACCCGCCGCGACATACTCCAGGCTGCCATCAAACGCCGTGGCCTGTTCGCACATTTCGCGCCACTGGCCTGCCTGCACATAACTGAGAATGGGGACCCGCGTTCCTTGTGGGATCTCGGCGGGTTCGACGTTGCGGTAACCCGGGAACGGAGAATCCGCCACGCCAGTGGTGCCTTCTTCTTTGCCGGTCAGCAGCCAATCAACAGACACACCAAGGGCGGCCGCTAAGTCGTTGAGATAGCGGCCTTTTGGCTGGTTCTGCCCTGACTCCCACTTGTTAACGGACGCATGAGTAATACCAACGCGCCTCGCTAGCTCGTTTTTGCTGATTTTAATTGCCTGGCGGCGCTCAGAGATGCGGTCATTGATCGTTTGCATGAAACCAAGGTTACCATCTGGAACAGATACTTTAGGATCAAAATGCCATTGACCAACCCTAATACCTAGGTTACAGTCCGCACATTGTTGATACTTAGGGATCTGGTGAGAGAGAATGCTGAAACATGACGCCATAACATATTTCGGTGGCATTACTGCCACAGCAAAAGCCCTAGGCATATCGCATGTGGCGGTCAGCAAGTGGGGCGACACCATCCCCCAGGGCCGCGCCTACCAGATCGAGGTGTTGACCGGCGGCGAGCTGAAAGCCGACCCCGCTCCCCCCTCTGGCCTACAGCGCCCCTATCAGCGCATCGCACCGGGTACCGACCTGGACGAGATCCCCAGCGTCCAGCGGGCGACGGACGCCGCCCAGACCGATGCCACCCCAGCACAACCAGGGAAGGCGTAATCCATGCCACCTCGTCATATCAATCCCGCGGCCAGAGCGACCCAGGCCCCCGCCGTCAGCGCGATCAATCTGGTGATCTCGGCAGACCTCCCGCCGCTGATGCCCATCGCCAGGTTTGCCGAGTGGGTCGGTGTGTCTGTCGATACCGCCCGCCACTGGGTCAAAACGGGCCGGCTCGATGTCATGGAAAAAACGCGCGCCAATGAGCTGGTGATGGTCAAGGTGCATGTGTTTATCGCCAAGCAGATGGCGGGACACTCGTCGTCCCTGTTCACACTCGCCAGCTAACCATAGCGACCTTTGGAGGGAAATCAGAGTGTCAAACCAGTCCCGCTTTTCACACAACCACTTTTCGGCGGCCTGCGATGCCTTCAAGCAGGCGCACAACCTCAGCGAGCTGGAACGCGAGTTCGGTCTGCCAAAAGGAACGCTGCACAACAAGTTCAACCCGGCCAGCGAGAAGCACAAGCTTTCCGCCCTCGATCTTATCGGCCTCTACCAGGCGACCGGTGACGACACCCTGTTTGATGGCCTGCTGTTTGACTGCGGCCTGACCGCCGTTCGTCTGCCGGGTGCGGCCCCGATTGCGCCAGAGGCCCGCGCCCAGCAGGCGCTGAATGCAGGGGCCAAGATCCTGGGCGTCACGGCCCAGGCGACCACCATCCTCGCCGGTGACCGCGTCACCAAATCACACCGAAACACCGTCGTCGGCGGCTTGTGGGCAGGCATCGAGCACCTGGTGCTGCTGGCCACCGAAGTCGAAGACAGATTTCACGCCATCCCCAGCTTGGCATGCGCTGCGGATATGGCCCGCGCCGCCATCGGCGCCTAGGAGACCAGACCATGAGATTGATTTGCCCCCACTGCAACAGCCGTATGACCAGCCGCACGACTCGCCAAATGAGCCTGCTGTCTGTCGAGTCATATCAGCGATGCACGAATTTTGAGTGCGGCTTCCGCTGCAAAGTTTTGGCCGAAATTGTGGCAGAGCTGAAACCGGCAGAACTGAGAAACCCCGCCGTGGTGCTGCCGGTCGTGCATACCGCCCAGCCCATCCCCACCCACTCTCGCCCGTTCCCCGCCATTGAGGCGCTCAAGCAGGCCGGGGTCGTAGAAACCGCTGCAGAACAGGAAGGGGCCTAGGCCCCATACAGCAAGGAGAACCCCATGCAAACGCAACGCATCGACCATGAACAACGCAATTTGGCGGGGCTGACCCCCGATGAGCAAGTGGCCATGAACACCGCCGGCTGCCAGATCCTGCGGGAGTTGTTCGGCAAGACCGGTTCCAGCTTGAACACCGACTGGCTGGCCCTGAGTCAGGCAAAGAAAGCGGCCATCTGTGCCATCGCCCGCCAGCCACGGGGCGAGCTGATGACGGCCACCTTGTCCGCCCTGCCCCACGCGCAGCGCGAAGCGATCCGGCTCGCGGTGATCGCGTTGGAATACCAGGGGGAGTTTCGCGGCGGCTGTGACACCCAGGTGTGGCACCCGGCGCCAGTCACCCGCGCCATCGGGGATATCGAGAGAGAGAAGAGGGAGAGAGCCGCCCAGCTGCGGATGAAGCGCGCCGTGCTGGCGGCCAACCAGATGACACAAAGCGGCCCGCGAGCCATCGGGCAATAAAAAACCCGCTATCGGTGCGCAAACACCAGCGGGCTTTCCATCGTCAACAAGGAATATCGACATGCCAACTTTAGCCATTCTCGACACCGTGCGCAACCTGCGCCTGCAAAACCGCAAGCTGGCCCGCATGGGGCAGCGCTACACCGCCAGCCCTGACCTGATCCATGCCGTAGAACGCCCGGCCGCCATGGCCTGGCGTGCGGTCTGGTCATGCGTCAACAGCCGTGGGGGGATCTGATCATGGCCGCCGTTATCACGCGTCACACCGAACCGACTATCAAGGCCGCCAGCGCCTATCTGGTACGCCGCGGTTACATCAACTGCGGCGCCACCTGGCTGCGCGGCCAGAACGGGTACGCCCGTATGGAGCGCCTGACCTCTGGCGCCATTCGCATCATCGAGGGGGTAGCATGAGCACGCTGTTCCACCCCATCACCCGGCAGGCTGCTCTGGCCGATCTGGCCGATCTGCCACTCCGCATCAGGGCGACGACCTACACCACCAAACGCGGCCCAGAGGGCCGCACTCTGCGCGAGCAGGCCCGCCTGCAACTGCGCTGGCACCAGCTATTCCACACCATGAACCGGAGGGCCCAAGCATGAGCATCGACGCCATTCATATCGCCAAGCGGGCAGAGCGTGCCGTGCTGCCGCTGCTGACCGAGCTGCTGGCCACCGGCGAGCAGGAAAACCGCATAGCCCTGGGCGAGCTGTATTCCGGGGATGAGTACATCCAGGTGCAACTGGTCGTGACCAGCCGCCCCGCGGATCTGCTCGATGATGACTCCGTGATGGGGGATGAGGCATGAGCGACATCTATGTAAACCCGATGGCAATGCGGGCCAGGCTGGCCGCCGAGCTGGCTGTGCTGGATTTGTATGGGGTGGTCAAAACCACCGCCGCCAGCCTGAGCGACTGGGTCGGTGTTAACGGCGATTCGCTCCCAGAGTCGCTTGTCGGTGAGGTAAACACCAGCATGGTCGCCATGTCGGCCGCCGCTCATTGCATTGGCTACAGGTCAGCCGACGAGCTGAGCAAGCGGCTGGCTGCCTTCGAGGACACCGGCGAGCTAGTCGTGCAACTGCTGGCAGAGCTGAACCAGGGTGATGGCCTGCGGCGTGAGGATCTGGTTGTCACTCGCTCAGCAGTGTTGCTGCTGGCGATGTATGGGGTGCTGGCACTGGCCAGCCGCGAGGCTAATGCAGACCGCGACGACAAGGAGACGCTGGTATGACCGACCTGTTTGAACTGGAGGCCCCGCTGGATGACCAGGGCACCACAGAGGCGGGCCCCGCCCACATGCGGCCATCCGCACCGCTCAGCCAGTTGGCCAGGCATTGGGAGGCCGCTCGCGGCGAGTTTGATTGTGCAAACATGTTTGCCGGCCATCCCGACATTGAGTCTCACATTGCCGAGCTGCTGGCCCTTGGCGCCATCCGCGCCGTGTACTGGTTGGCGCTGGGTAGCGGTGAGGTGGCGCTGGCCAGAGAAATCGCCGAGTGGTGGGCAGACTGCGAACCGCTCCATGGACTGGGGGAGACCATCAAATGAGCCACCGCCTGATCACCGACCTGCAAACCCGTGTGGATAGATGGTTCGACACCATGATGGGCGACGAGGCCCGCTTGCGCAGTTACCAGCGCGACCTGCTGGCGATGCGCCAGCTATCCCCTCGCCCCCGCTGCACGGTCGCCCTGACCTTGCGCCAGTGTGTCGCAGCCAGAAAGATGGCGAGGCATGCCCGCCATACGCTGGCCTCCTGCCGGAACAACATCAGGGAGTTGTCTGCACATGAGTAACTTCAACCTCTTCAACGAGATCGTCGTGGACAACTTCGCCGGTGGCGGTGGGGCGTCTACCGGGATCGAGATGGCACTGGGCCGTAGCCCGGAGATCGCCATCAACCACGACCCCGATGCGATCTCCATGCACACCGTCAACCACCCCTACACCGAGCATTACTGCGAATCAGTATGGGATATCGTGCCGCGCGATGTGGTGGCCGGCCGTCCTGTTGGGCTGGTCTGGCTGTCTCCTGACTGCAAGCACTTCTCCAAGGCCAAGGGTTCGACCCCGGTCAGCAAGAAGATCCGGGGGCTGGCGTGGGTCACTCTACGCTGGGCTGCGACAGTTCGCCCCCGGGTGATCATGCTGGAGAACGTCGAGGAGTTTCAGACCTGGGGGCCACTGCTGCTCGACTCTGAGGGCAACGCCCGCCCTGACCCAGCCAAGAAGGGCCGCACATTCAACAGCTTCATCAACGCCCTGCGCCGCCAGGGCTACAAGGTAGAGTGGCGGGAACTGCGCGCCTGCGACTACGGCACCCCCACCATCCGCAAGCGCCTGTTTCTGATTGCCCGCCGGGATGGCGCCCCCATCGTGTGGCCCAAGCCGACCCATGGCGATCCCGCCAGTGCCGAGGTGAGAGCGGGCAAGCTGCAGCCGTGGCCAACCGCTGCCGATGTGATCGACTGGTCGATCCCGTGCCCCTGTATCTTCCTTACCCAGGAAGAGGCCAAAGCCCAGGGGCTCAACGTTAAGCGACCACTGGCTGAGGCCACGATGCGCCGGATTGCCAAGGGGGTGGAGCGTTTTGTCATCAATGCCGCCGCGCCGTTCATTGTGAACACTCGGAATGGGGAGCGCGAGGGGCAGCAACCCCGGGTCCGTGGTGTAGATCTGCCACTTTGGACTGTTACGGCGCAAGGGTCGCAAGGGGCTATTTGCGTTCCGACACTTGCCCCCTTCATCACCGAGTTCGCCAACGCCAGCAATCAGCGCAACATGCCGGCAGATGAGCCGCTTCGCACCATCTGCGCCCAGGTGAAGGGCGGTCACTTTGCCCTGGTGTCTGCCTTCCTGGCCAAGCATTACACAGGCGTCGTGGGTGCCGAGCTGACCCAGCCGCTGCCGACCGTGACCACCGTTGACCACAATGCGCTGGTTACCAGCCACCTGGTAAAACTGCGTGGCACCTGCCAGCACGGCCAGCCGGTAACTGAGCCCATGCCCACCGTCACCGCCGGCGGGCTGCATATCGGTGAGGTTCGGGCCTTCCTGCTCAAGTATTACGGCACCGACTCAACCATCCCATGCTCTGAGCCACTGCATACCGTGACCACCCGGGACCGATTCGGTCTGGTCACCGTGCGCGGCGAGGATTACCAGGTTGTCGATATCGGCATGCGGATGCTGGAGCCCCATGAGCTGTTCGCAGCGCAGGGGTTCCCCGCCGATTACGTGATCGACCACGACGCCACCGGCAAGAAGTTCACCAAAACCGCGCAAGTTGCCCGCTGCGGCAATGCCGTGTGCCCGCCACTGGCTGCTGCCCTAGTGCGCGCCAACTTGCCTGAGATGTGCGCAGATGCGCAGGAGGTGGCGGCATGAAAAGACACACCATCACGACTCCGGGTAAAAATCTCCAATGACCAACCAGAACAACACAGGGCCAGCCGCCGAGGCTGGCCATCTTGGTTTTGCCATCAGCCGTCTGCCGACGCCAAAGCGCAACCAGCTGCCGCTATCCAAGAAGACCCTCAAGGCCCGTATCGATGCCCTCGCCAATGCCATGCCAGGCACCAAGCTGGAGGCCGCCTTTGTCGGTGCCCATGGTGAATCCGATCTGGTCTGGGCGGTGCAGCTGCTCGATGGCCTCTCCATGCAGTTCACCCAGGTGCTGTTCAAGCAGTACGTGCGCCGCCGCAAAGATGGCACTGCCCGCAACTGCCGCAGCGCCAACATCTGGCTGCGGGAACGGGTGAAGTGGGTTCGCTCTCTGGTGATGGCGCTGCCGGTCGATGCCCACCACTTGCGCGATGATGACGGCCGCAAGCGGGTCGCCCACCAGTTCGCCAACCAGACGGCCGCTATCTGGAAGAACATCGAGCAGAACTCCGCCGCCGGTGAGCTGGATCTGATGGAGACATGGGAAGCCATCAAGCAGCCTGCCGACCAGTGGGGGTTCGTCGGCCAGATGCCGGAGTTCAAAACCAGAGAGGCGCGGGATAACTGGATCCTGGGCGTGATGGTGCGCCTGCTATCTGCCAAGTGGTGGGAAAGGCGCATCAACCGCTGCTGGGATCGACTGCAAGAGCACATCGCCATTCTGCTGGGCAAGGTGCGCAAGGGGGTCTCTGCCTACGTCTCGAACGCCACCATGAAGGTGGTACGCGAGCGCAAGCGGGCCATGATGCGCTGGCTGGCCGAGTCGGAGGTGATGAACGAGCAGCACGACCTGGTTATCTCGATGAAAGATTGCTGGGAAGCCAGCATCTCCAACCCGGTCAACCGTCGCAACGAGATGATGACCCGCATGCGCGGGTTTGAAGACTACGCCGAGCAACAGGGCCATGTGGGGGTGTTCTTCACCTGGACGGCGCCGAGCCGCTTTCACACCTGGAAGACCGGCCGCAACGGCAAGACCATCGAAAACGACAAGTACCAGGGCGCCACCCCGCGCGACACCTGCGCCTATCTGGCCAAGCTGTGGAGCCTGACCCGCGCCTCACTCAAGCGCAATGAGTTACCTGTCTACGGCTTTCGGGTATGCGAGCCTCACCATGACGGCACCCCGCACTGGCACATGCTGCTATTTATGCGCCCGTCAGACCGCAATGCGGTGATCAGCACCCTGCAGCACTACGCGCTGACAGACGACAAGGACGAGCTGGTGCGGGTCCCCATGGCTGCCCCCACCTTTACCGATATCACGCCCCGGTTCGACTGGAAGATGATCGACCCAGCCAAGGGCGATGCAACCGGCTATCTCGCCAAGTACATCGCCAAGAACATCGATGGCGCCTATGTCGGTGACGACGAAGAGGCTAACACCCCAGCCGACCAAGGCGCGCTGCATGCGTGCGCATGGGCCAGTTGGTGGGGGATCCGCACCTTCCAGCAGATTGGCGGCGCACCTGTCGGGGTATGGCGCGAGCTGCGCCGCATCAGCAACGCCAAGAAGAACGGCGATCTGGTGGGGCCACCCAAGCCCGTGCTGCAAGACCCGCGCTTTGAGGCGGCCCGCTATGCCGCCGATAACGCCATCTTTCGCTGCTACCTCGAAGCCATGGGCGGCGCACTGGCCACCCGTGCCGAGCACCCCATCAAGCTGGCCCACCTCATCGAAGAGCAGGCCAACAGCTACGGCGAAGACATCAAGCGCCTGATGGGGTTGCACACCGCTCGCCTGGGTATCAAGACCCGCCTGCAAGGGTGGGAAGTTGTGCCAGCAGGCACCTTTGAGGCCGCCAAGGCCGCCGGGGCTTCGGTGGGGGGTGTTGGGGTTAAGACGGGCGACAGCCCGGCACCTTGGAGCTCTGACAATAACTGTACGCAGCCGGATCCTGAGGCATTCGCGGATCAGTTGATGGCAGAGCAATGGGGTTTATCTCCCTTCTCCATCGGGCGTTTACGGGCAGGATCCAGCGTCAGCGCGGACGGCTTCACCCTCTGGCTGGAGAACGGCCAGGTGCAGTCGAGCAGGGCGATCCCGAACGAGCCGGATTGGCAGCCAGAAGGCCAGCAGTCAGACGAACAGGGCCAGCCGGATGAGTACGCGATACCGGACGGGGACCAGGACTGGCCGACGCTGGTTGAGCTGTGCGGCAAGGTCTACCAGGCGCAGGGCCACGCCGGGGCGCACCGCTGGATAGAGATGCTGCCGCAGCCCTATCAGTCCGAGATGTGGCGCGTGCTGGAAGGGCTGGATACGCCGGAGTGGATGCAGGAGCAGAACGACTACAGCGAGGAGTGGGCATGAACATGAGTAGCAAACAGACCGTCAGCCGCGAAGAGTATCGCCGCCTGGATAATCGGGTGACCTGCATCCTGCAGCAGCGCTGGCCAGCCAACGAGATCAGCCAGTGGGTGGGGATGCTCAAGGGCAAACAGCAGGCCGTGGCCTGCGCCATTCTGCGCCGCCGCCATCCTCACGCCGCGAAACTGGCCCTGCCGGCCATCGCCACAGAGGTGCCAAACCCATATCAGGCCAAGGCCCATCGCCCCACCGTGCCGGTGCACTCCGCTGATGGCCGCCCTATTGGCCGCCGCCATATCGTGGGTGGACGGCCCCCCGTGGCCATAGACCAGAGCGGCACCATCCGGTGCGCCGTCACCGGCCGCACCCTCTTTATCGCACCGGGCAGTGCCATCGACCGCGCCAATCCGGGCGCCGCCGAACGGCTCAACCCTATTTATCAGCCAGCCCTGTACCAGGTAGTGGCTGACCACCGTCAAATCGAGACAGGAGCTCAATCATGAGAGACCCCCGCAAACATCCGGTACCGGGTGATGTGATCACCAGATTCGGTAGTACCAGGGAAGTGACAGCCATCAAGCAGAACGACCGCGGCACGGTGACCCATGTGCTATACGAACACCCTGGTCAGACGCATCTCGAGCAGGCGAAGGAGGCAACCATCTCCAGCTGGCGGGCATGGGCCAAAGAGGATGCCATGGTGTTAAGGGAGGGCACGGCATGCACCACGAACTGAAAATCCTGCCGCGCTACTTCCAGCCGGTACTGGACGGCGCCAAGCCGTTCGAGATCCGCGACAACTCTGATCGCAACTTTCAAGAGGGTGACACCGTCACCCTCAACGAGTGGGACGGAAAACGCTACACAAGCCGCCGCGTCACACGCCAGATCACCTTTATCACAGACTACGCCCAGCAGCAGGGCTTTGTGGTGTTCGGGATGAAGGAGGGAGCATGACCACCGCCACCAAACGCAAGCAGGACCAACGGGCCAGGCAAGCCGCTCTCGGCATCAAGCGGGTGGAAGTGGCGCTTTCCGAACGGGAGCGCCAACAGCTGGAAACCCTGCGCATTGCTAGGGCTGGCAGCGGTGAGCCCTACTCCGCCGACGAGTACATCAGCACCCTGATCCGGCTGGACTGGGAGCGCTGGCTGGAACAGGAAGCCGAGCTGAATCAGCAGATCTGCCCGAACTGCGACTGCGCATTGCCAGAAGGGTGCGGCGGAACATTCAAGGGAGAGGCAGAGTGCTGGCTCACCCAAGGCGACAAGACGATAGCCTTGTAATGTCAGAGATAAGAAATTGTGTCCGGTCACGCCAGAATCGTGACCGGACACATTTATGTCGGGTGCAATATTGTGACCGAGAGGGTCAACCAATGCTGGCGGGAACAAGATTGAAAGGATCTGACGGAAAGTGAAGGATCGCAAAAAGGATCCGAAAAGCCGCACGCGGCCAGTGCTGGCGCGGGGAGCCGTTCCCCTCCCCCAGTCGTTCACCTGCATGATTTTTCACACATAAAGCGGGCAGGCGAGGCGGGGCTTCAACTGCGCGCGCTGGGTGCTGGCAGGGGTCGGCAGGCTGCGCATGCCGCTCTGGGGTGATGCTTGAGGCTCAGGGAGTGTGTCGGGAGCGGTTAGCGGGTCGATACCGTAGCGGCGCGCTCAGGCCGCCAGATGAGAGGCAAAACAAAGCCCCCTCGGTGAGGGGGCTTTTATGACACCGTGAACATACACAAACACCAGATGTTCGATGTAACTATAACCTCGCCTATTCGGCCTGCCCTGTCAGATCTGACAGTCGGTAGGGATTGAACCGGATCACCTCCTCCCCCGCCCAGTCATTGAGCGCCAGCAGGCTGGCCTTGATGCTGTCTATCTCGTTGATGTCGAACACCTGGGCGGCCTTGGTCACATCGCCAAAGCCGCCGGTGCTGTTGGGCATGACTCCCATCAACTGGGGCGGTACCCGGTGGGCGGCCAACTGGTCATCCCGGCTCACGTTCTTGATGCTCAGGAAATCATCCTTGGCGGCCACCTCGGCCACCGGGATCAGCTTGACCCCGTCCTTGCTGCCGTTCGGGGTATAAAGCAACAGGTTGCGGAAGTTGCCGGGGCCCTTGCTCTGGCGCAGCGCCTCTTTGAGCTTGGTGATGTCCGCCTCGTTCTGCACCGCATCGGTGATGTGCATGATGAAGCCAGCGTGGCTGCCGTTCTCGTAGTAGCGGCGACGGAACAGGGTGGCCGACTCGTTGAGCAGGGTCGAGTTGAGACCGCCGACATAGTCGGGGATGCCGTAGATCTCCTGGTTGATGTCAGCCTCCATCACATGGCCCACGCGCCCAGCAGGCAACGCCAGCTCCTGCCCGGGCTGGGCAATCCACCAATACTGGTTCAGATCCAGCGCTCGCCGGGTGTACTTGGCGCGCAGGTGGTCATAGCGCAGCACCCCGCCGATCCGGTTTTGCACCGCCTGCAGGTAGCCGTTACCGAAGATGAGATAGTCCAGCGCCAGCCCGGTGAAGCCGGACAGACTCAGTTTCGGGTGCGGGATGAAGCAGGAGCGCAGGATGTTGCGCTTCACCTGAATGGCGGAGGCGTGATGCACACCGGCCCGATAGACCCGGGATAGCCCATTGAGGGAGAGGGGCGGCTCGTACCAGCGGCCATTGTGCATGGCCTCCAGGTAATCGAACACCTCCCGCTGACTGAGCACGGGCACCGGCTCGCCAAAGCTGAACGCCTCGATGGCCTCGCCGGGTTGCTGGGTCGCCGTCACCGGCGAGGTATGGCGCTGCTGGCGGCGCTTTCTCATGCGAAAATCTCCATCATGCTGGTATTGGTACCGGTGGCACCTGCCAGCGGTTCGTGTAACAGGGCCTGCATCGTGGCCCAGGCAATGTCGGCGTGGCTGGTCTCATCAGAGCGGCTGGCCTCGAAGGTCGGCAGCTTGCCGCCCGCGGTCACGGCGCGGCGGATGCTCATAAACGCCTGGGCCAGGTCAGTCCAACCACTGTCGAATTCCAAGCGCCCCTTGTTCATCACGTCCTGGGCCTTCATCACCATCTGGATTTTCACGCTCGGGTTGTACTGGATGGGGGTCGCCGCCGGGTAGAACTGCTTCACCAGCTGGTAAACCCCCTCCCCGATCCCGGTCGTGTCGATGCCGATGTAGCCCACGTTGTAGCGCTCGCACATGGCTTTGATGGCCCGCGCCTGGGCGTCGAAGTCCATCCCGCTCCAGCGGTGACGCTCCAGCACCCGGAACTTGCCGCCCGGTACCGCCGGCGGGGCCAGCACTGCGCAACCCGCGCTATCCCCCTGCCCGCCCTTGGCCGGGTCATAGCCGATCCACACCGGCCGGTTACCCATTGGTCGCATGGCAAAATGCTTATAGTCCTCCCATACCTCCCAGCTATCGACCATGCACCGCTGCAACATCGCCAACGGGAACACGCTCGAGGTGTCATCCATGAAGATGCACATCAACAGGTTGAGGTATTCATCATCGGAATACTCGCTGCGCAGCTGATCCAGGTCGAACAGGTCACAGCCACCGCGCACCGCATCCTCGACCGTGACAATCTGCCGCCACTGACCATCGGCGCACAGCTTGCCGCCTGACAGATTGGCGTGGCTCAGATCTATCTCGACCCGGTCGGCCTTGGGCTTGCCACGGTTGAAGTTGGCCCCAGACCAGAACGCATAGGCGGGATGGGATAGGCTGGACGGGGTGGAGATGTAGGTCTGACGCCACTTCTTGTGCATCGCCATGCCGGAGGCCACCTTGCGGAACTCAAGGAAGCCATGGATCCAGAAATACTCATCCATGTAGATATTGCCATGGTAGCTCTGGGCGGTGCGGGCGTTGGTACCGAGGAAGTAGAGGTGCGCCCCGTTCGGCAGCACCATGGGGTCGCCCTTGAGCTCCACCCCCTCCTCCTTGGCAAACTGGATGATGTACTGCTTGAACACATGGGCTTGCGCCTTGCTGGCAGACAGAAAAATTTGGTTTCGCCCCGTGACCAAGGCATCGATGAAGGCTTCAAAGGCAAAGAAGTAGGTCGCCCCAATCTGGCGCGACTTGAGCAGATTGCGGATCCGGTGCTGGTTGCCAGCCTCGTACCAGGTGCGCTGGTAGCCAAACATAGTCGACTCGAAGCGCTCGATCAGCCTCTCCTGCTGCTCGGGCTCCACCACGTTGCGCTCGGGGGCCTTCTTCGGCCCCCTGTTGCGGTTCGCCACCTTGGGATTGAGGTCAGCCTCGTTGCCGCCGTTGCTGTATTTGTGAACCCGGGCGATGCGCTCCATCTGGCGGCCCAGCAGGTCAATCTCCTTGAAGTCACCGCCGGTTTTCACCTCCTTGGCGATCAGCTGGCACATCCGCGCCTCGATGGCGAAGTCGACCCGGTCAATGGGTTTGATGTCATCCCAGCCGTCGCGCTTCTTCCAGGTCGAGACTGTCCCCTCCGGCGTCTGCAGCAATTCAGCAATGGCGCGGAGCGGATAGCCCTGGAAGAACAGGTGCATGGCCTGCCGTCTGGGTTCGATATGGGGGAAGAGTAAGGGTGCTGTCATGGCGCCAGTCTACCCAGCACGCCAAACACAAAGCGCGCGCCCCCGTTGTATACAGCGGTTTTACAACAGCCACAGATTGAAGGATCTGGCGCACAAACCAGACCATGAGCCCGACCAGAAACCCAATCACCAAAGGGATCCCAGCTCATGCCTAAGTCCAAATTTTTCCGCGTCGCCGTCGAGGGGGGCACGACCGACGGGCGCACCATCACCCGCGAGTGGATTGAACAGATGGCCAAGCGCTACAACCAGTCCACCTACGGCGCGCGGGTCAATATGGAACACATCCGGGGCTATGACCCGAACGGTCAGTTCAAGATGTACGGCGACATCACCGCCGCCAAGACCGAAGAGGTCGACATGGAAGGTGAAAAACGCCTGGCCCTGTTCGTGCAGATCGACCCGACCCCAGAGCTGGTCGAACTGAACAAGAAGCGCCAGAAGGTCTACACCTCCGTCGAAATCCACCCGAACCTGAATGAAAAGGGCGCCTACCTGATGGGGCTGGCAGTCACCGACAGCCCGGCCAGCCTTGGTACTGAAATGCTGGAGTTCTGCAGCAAAGCGAAGGTCAACCCACTGGCCGAGCGCAAGCAGCACAAAGAGTGCCTGTTCACCGAAGCGCTGGAAACCGTCATCGAGTTTGAAAGCGAAGGTGACAAAGGCCCCGGTCTGCTGGAACGGGTCACCGCGCTGTTCTCCACCCACAAGAAGCAATCCACCGCCGATTTCAGCGACGTGCATCAGGCCGTCGAAGCCGTGGCGAAAGAAGTCACCAGCCTTGATGCCGACCTGCAGAAGAAGTTCACCGAGCAGGCCAAGGCCATCACCGAGCTGACCAGCAAGCAGGATGCCACCGCCAAAGCGCTGGCCGACCTCACCGCCAAGCTGGAGGACCAGGAAGAGATCAGCCACAAGCGCGATCCCGCCACCGGCTCCCAAGGCGCCACCATCGAAACCGACTGCTAAGGATCATGCCCAATGCGTAACGAAACCCGCCAGAAGTTCAACGAGTTCACCGGCAAGGTGGCCAAACTCAACGCCATCACCAGCGCCATGGTGCAGTTCAACGTGCAGCCGACCGTCCAGCAGACCTTGGAAACCAAGATGCAGGAGTCGGTCGCCTTCCTCGGCCTGATCAACGTCATCCCGGTCGATGAGATGAAAGGCCAAAAGGTCGGTATCGGCATCACCAGCACCATCGCCGGTCGCACCAACACCGACACCAAAGACCGCCAGCCCAACAGCCCGCACGGTCTCTACGACCAGAGTTACGAATGCGCCCAGACCAACTTCGACACCCAGATCGGCTACGGCCAGATCGATGCCTGGGCAAAATTCCCCGACTTCCAGACCCGTGTCCGTGACGCCATCCTCACCCGTCAGGGGCTGGACCGCATCATGATCGGCTGGCATGGCACCAGCGCCGAAGCCGACACCGACCGCAACGCCAACCCCTTGCTGCAAGATGTGAACAAGGGCTGGCTGCAGCACATCCGCACCGACGCCCCGGCCCAGGTCATGAGTGAGGGCACCGTAGGCAGCGGCAAGATCTACGTGGATACCGCTGACGGCGATTACAAAAACATCGACGCTCTGGTATTCGACGTTGTGAGCGAGCTGATCAAGCCATGGTATCAGGACGATACCGATCTGGTGGTCATCTGCGGTCGCAAGATGCTCTCCGACAAATACTTCCCCATCATCAACGACGCGGGCGACAACCAGAACAAGCTGGCCGGTCAGGTGCTGGTGAGCCAGAAACAGATCGGAGGCCTCAAGGCCGTGCGCGTCCCCTTCTTCCCCGAAGACAAGCTGCTCATCACCAAGCTCAGCAACCTCTCCATCTACTGGCAGAGCGGGGCCCGCCGTCGTTACATCGAAGACGAGCCCAAGCGCAACCGCGTCGTCAACTACGAAAGCTCCAACGACGCCTACGTGGTCGAGGACTACGACTGCGCCGGCCTGGTCGAAAACATCGTCATCGGGCCTCGGCCGTAAGGGGATAGCATGACACCCGCCCGTCGCCACCGCGAAAGAGTACTGGCCGCCCTGCAAGGGGCGGCCAATCCCCAATTCGACCAGATGCGCGCCAACGCCTACGAGCTGCAGCTGATGCAGCTGGCCGAACACCGCCGCACCCTCAAGGGCATCCAGAGCATTGAGCGCAAGATCGACGCCAAGCGCACCATGCTGGGCGTCTACAAGCCGTGGATTGATGGCCTGCTGGCCGCCGACCGGGGCGGACAAGATGACGTCCTCGTCACCGTCATGCTCTGGACCCTCGACACCGGCGATCTGGAAGGTGCCCTACCCATGGCGTCCTACGTGCTCCGCCATGGGCTCAGTACCCCGGACCGCTATGAGCGCACGGCCGCCACCATGATCGCCGAAGAGGTCGCCGATACCGCCATCAAGCAACAAGAAGCCGGAGCGGGTCCATCCACGTCGTTGCTAGGCCAATACATGGCCAGGCTGCATGGAAGCGACATCTTCGACCAGGTGCGCGCCAAGCTGCACAAGGCGGTGGGCCGTGCCTGCCTCGCCGATGGACTCAAACAGCAGGCAGCCGAGCACTACCGGCGCGCCATCGAGCTGCATGACAAGGTCGGCATCAAAAAAGAGCTCGAAGTGCTCGAGCGCGAACTGAAAAAAGAACAGCAGCCCGACGCCACCGGCGGCGGCAGCTAACCGAGCGAACCCCGCACCCTGGGCGGCTCGGGCCTGACGAATGCCAACGGCATACCAGACGGCCCGACCACCGCCCAACCACCGGGGGAAGGAGCAGCCATGACCTCAGGATTCATCCCCACCAATCCGGCCAGCAAAGACGAAGGCGAGATCAGCAGCGCCCCGTTCTGGCCGGTCATCAAACTGGCCGACCTGCGCGCTATCATGCGTACCGATGGCACCATCACCACCGAGCGGCTGCGCCATGCCGTGATCGACGCCATCGCCGACGTCAACAGCGACCTGAGCGGCTGGGCCATCAACCGTCAGGGCGACGGTTACACCGCACTGGCCGACGTGCCATCAGAGAGCATCGCCACCGAATCCGTGCTGGTGCACTGGTATCGCCGCGCCGTCTACAGCATGGCCCGCGCCAACCTATACGAGCGCTACCTCGACAGCACAGCCACTGCTGACGCGGTCAAAGACGCCGAGCCGCGCAACCTCACCGCCGACGACCTCTATCGCGACGCCCGCTTTGCCATTCGCGACATCCTCGGCACTACCCACACCACGGTCGAGCTCATCTGATGCAGTTGCGCGCCCAACAGGGGGAAACCCTCGACCTCATCATCAACCGGCACTACGGCTACACCGCGGGCATCACCGAACAGGTGCTGACGCTCAACCCTCGGCTGGCAGAACTGGGGCCCATCCTGCCGATGGGTACCCTCATCACCCTGCCAGATGCCCCCACCCAGGCCGAAGCGCCCCTGATCCAGCTATGGGACTGACCCATGAGAGCACTGACATGAGCCGCCTCGACGACGAACTTGAACGACAGGCCGAGATCAGCGAGCTGCAACTCGCAGCCCGCATCCATGCCGCCCGCATTGCGGGCACCGGCCCCCACGACTGCATCGACTGCGACGACCCGATCCCGCAGGAGCGCAGAGAAGCGATCCGGGGCTGCGAACGCTGCACCGACTGCCAAACCATCCATGAGTTTCAAACCGCCCGCCACTACGGCGGCCAGCGATAACAACAGGAGAGCACGATGCCCGAACCCATCTCATCCAGTGCAGCAACCAGCACCCTCACCGGGCTGGCTCTGCTGTCACTCTTCCCCGGCGTAGATCCCGGCGTGCTCCTTGGCGCATTTGCCGGGGCGCTGGTCTTTATTGCCACCACCGCCGAACTCGGCAACCTGCGTAAGGCGGGCCTGTTCATCGCCGCCTTCGTTACCGGTGCACTGGCGGCCCCGCTGGTTGCCACCGTACTGGCCAGCGTCCTGCCGCAAAGCGTCGAAGTGCCCAAAGCAGTAGGCGCCCTGCTCGCCTCGGCGTTGGCCGTCCACCTGCTGCAGTGGGCCTTGCGCAAAGCGCCGGAAGACCTGCTCAAACTCCGCAAAGGGGGCTGACATGCTGACCATCCTCTACGCCATGATCTGCGCCGCCATCGCCATCCGACTGGCCACCTTCAACCGTAACGGGGGCGACTATCGCCCCATTCCAGCACTGTTGGCGTGGCTGCTCACCGTCGCCGCCGGGTCCGTGCCGCTGCGCGCCCTGCTCGGCGTGCTGCCTGTACCTGACCCCGCAGCCGTGTTGTTGGCAGCCATGGTGCTCACCGCCCTGATCGGTTCCCGCGGGTCCGTCATGCGCCTGCTGCCAAGGCGCCGTCAACACCCCACCACAGCCAGCCACCTGAACGGGAGGTTTCAACCATGACCCTCAGAAAAGGCGCCATCGGCGCACCGGTGACCGAACTGCAGCAACTGTTGGCGCGCGCCGGCTACCCGGTCGAGCCGGATGGCTGGTTTGGCGGTGCCACCGAGCAGGCCGTGCTCGCCTTCCAACGCGACCACCTGATTGTCGCCATCGGGCAGGCAGGGCCCCGCACCCTGGCCGCCCTGCGCGGGGCCGCCATCGGCAATCAGCTCACCCTCACCGATCTGCAGCACGCCGCTGAACGGCTCGGCGTCGAGCTAGCCAAACTCGCCGCCTTCGCCCAGGTCGAGGCCGCCGGCGAAGGGTTCGACGACTGCCAGCGCCCGCGCCTGCTGTTCGAGCGCCATGTGTTCTTCAAGCAACTGGTCAAACACCAGGGGGAAGCCGAAGCCAACCGCATGGCTGGCCTGTATCCGGCCCTGTGCAACACCAAGCGCGGCGGCTACCAGGGCGGCCCGGCCGAATGGGCCCGCCTGCAAACCGCCATGACCTTGCACCGCGCCGCCGCCATCGAGTCGGCCAGTTGGGGGATGTTCCAGGTGATGGGCTTCCATTGGCCCGCGCTGGGCTACGCCTCGGCAGACGACTGGCTGGCCGCCATGCAGCGCAGTGAAACGGAACACCTACGCGCCGTGGTCGGCTTTATCGAGCAGGACCCGGTGCTGCACAAGGCGCTCAAGGCGGGCAAGTGGGCCGACGTGGCCCGCCGCTACAACGGCCCCGCCTACAAAGAAAACCGCTACGACACCAAGCTGGCCGAGGCATACGACCACTTTACCAAGGTCTATCCGGTGAAGGAGGTGGCAGATGCCTCGGCCTAAGTGCGGTCACTTGGTAGGGAAAACCTGCACCAAGCTGGATGCGAAGTGTCTGGAATTGCGCTGGCTTGGTGGCTGCATGGTCTGCCCGTTCAGAGGATGTAACCAGAATAAGCCACAGCCCACCCCACAACCGAGGAAACCGTAATGGCATTACTACGCTCCCCCCTCACCTGGTTGCTGCTGGCCCTGACCGTCGCCCTGGGCGGTTGGGGCTGGTCTGCCACCTCAGCCGCCACGGCCAAAGGCCAGGTCACCACCCTGCAAAGCGACCTCAAGGCCGCCAGCGACAGGGCCAAAGAAGCAGAGCGGCGGGAACAGCTCAAAGATACCGCCATCACCACCCTCACCACCGAACTGACGGCCCGTGACGAGGCCACCCAGCAGCTGCAGGGCCAGCTCGACCAGCTGGCCCTGACCGCCGCCACCCGCGCCGATACCATCAAGAGGCTCAAACGTGAAAATGCAGAACTCAAGGACTGGGCAGCTCGCCCTCTGCCTGCTGCTGTTGTCGGGCTGCTCCAGCGCCCCGCCCTCACCGGCGCCGCAGATTATCAGGCTCACCTGTCCCGCCCCGGCACCCTGCCAGCTACCGCTGGCGGGCCCGGTCAATAACGGCGACCTGCTCGACATGCTGACCGCCACCGAATCCGCCTGGGCCACCTGCGCCGCCCGGGTCGATGCCGTGATCCAGTGCCACCGGAGGAACCATGCTCAAACCAGCCGCCATCCGTGACGTGATTGCCCGCTGCGTACCGCAACTGGCGCAGAATCCCGAAGGGCTGATCCTCACCGTGGGCGATGGCCGCATCGTCGCCACCGGCGCCCGTTCCCTCTCGTTCGAGTGGCAATACCCGCTTTCCATCGGCGTCATCGACTTTGCCGGCCACCCGGATCAGCTGGTCGTGCCGCTGCTGGCCTGGCTGCGCCAACACCAGCCAGAGCTGTTCACCAACGCGGAGAAGCGTGAGGATGCCATCAAGGTCGAGTCGGAGCTGCTGGCCGGGGATCTCTACGACCTGCTGATCACCGTCCAGCTCACCGAACGGGTTATCGTCACCAAAACGGAAGAGGGGATCGGCTGGGAGCACGTACCGGAGCCGCCAGAAGACCCCTACGACGGCATCACCTGGGAACTCTTTATCAACGGGGAGCATCAGCCATGGCCGCCGACGCCCTCCAGCAACTAGGCCAGCAAGCCGCCGCCCTGCTGGGCCAGCTCTCCGCCAGCGAACGGCGCAAGCTGGCCGCCGACCTTGCCCGCACCATGCGGGCCACCCAATCAGAACGGATCCGCGCCAACAAACAGCCGGATGGCTCCGCCATGACCCCGCGCAAGCCACAGCCCAAGCTGCGCGGCCGCAAAGGCGCCACCCGCCGCAGGATGTTCACCAAGCTGGTCAAGCCGGCATGGCTCAAGGCCACCGCCACCGCCAGCGAGGCCACCGTGGCATTCACCGGCAGCGCCAACCGGCTCGCCACGGTTCACCACTTCGGCCTGCGCGACAAAATCAGGGGCAAAACCGTGCAATACCCGGAACGCCAGCTGATCGGCATCACCGACGCCGACATCGACCGCATTGAAGACGCCCTGTTCAAACACCTCACCGCCTCGTTGTAAAACCGCCGTTTACAACGCCAGCCGATAGCAAAGGGGGGCTGTGCCAAAACACACTCCCCCACATGAGCGCAAACCTGATCGACCTACTCCGCAAAATCGACGACCTGATCCGCATCGGCACCGTGACCGAGGTGCGATCCGGTGAATGCCGCGTCGACACCAAGGGCAACCACACCAACTGGCGCCCCTATCTGGTGCTGCGCGCCGGTCGCACCCGCCGCCGCATGCGCCCGAGCGTCGGCGAACAGGTGATCCTGCTTAGCCTGAGCGGTGACCTGCGCAACGCCTTTGTGTTGGCAGGCATCTACCAGGACGCGCACCCCGAGCCACTGGCCGACGACGACAACGGCGACCTCGACCGCATCGAATACCCGGATGGCGCAGTCATCGAGTACAACCCTGCCACCGGGGCGCTCAATGCCAGCGGCATCAAGAGCGCCACGCTCTCGGCCTCCGTCACCGTCAAACTGATCACCCCCCTGGTGGAATGCACCCAGGCGCTCAAGGTCGGGAGCACCATCACCGCCGGCGGCAAGATCACCGCCCCCACCGCCACCATTGGCGGCATCGAAGTGACCACCCACAGGCATGGCAACGTCAGCGCCGGCAGCGGCACCTCCGGAGGCCCGCAATGAACTGGCAGGGCATGAATGCCGAAAACGGCCACGCCATCAGCGAGACCGCTCACATTCTGCAATCGGTGCGTGACATCCTCACCACCCCCATCGGCACCCGCGTCATGCGACGCACTTACGGCAGTGAGATATTCAGCCTCATCGATCAGCCGCAGCACGGAGCCACCCGTCTGCGGCTGATGGCCGCCACCGTGCACGCCCTCACCCTCTGGGAGCCGCGCATCCGCATCACCAAAGTCGAGATCGGCGCACCTGAGCTGGGCGGCGGCTGCGCCGTCACCCTCACCTGGCGACGCGCCGACAACGGCCTGCTCGAATCCGGCACCGTCCAGCTACCGACCGGAGCAACCTCATGACCATCAATATGTCAGCCCTGCCGGCGCCGCAAGCGGTGGAAGAACTCGACTTCGAAACCATCTTTGCCGAGCAAAAAGTGTGGGTGATTAACCAGTGGCCGCACCTCGCCCCTGCGCTCGAACTCGAATCCGAACCGCTGACAGTACTGCTGCAAGCCTGGTCATATCGCGAACTGATATGGCGCGCCCGCCTCAACGACGCCCTG